GGTGATCATCGCGCCAGAACCGATGAGACCAGTGGTGCCGAGGCCCACGGGGTGCACCGCACGCTCGACAGTGATCTCAGCACGGACCACGCGACGCTCACGGATGTAGTACTCAGGACGCACGGCAGGGGTGCCGGTCAGCTGGTAGGTGTAGGCGAACGCAGGGGTAGCAGCGTTTGCACCGCCAGCGGGCATCACAGCGTCAGAAGGACCATTCGGGCTGTAGAACAGCAGCACACCATTCTCAGGGAACACAGGCAGCAGCTGGCCGTTTTCGGCCAGGTAACGACCTTCAGCCACGCGAATACCGCGCTCCAGACCGAAGTAGCGAGCAAGCATGTCCACGTCGATCGAGTCGGCGGTGGTGTACTTGATACGCTCAAGGATCGCCTGGTTGGTGAGCAGCTGGTCGAAGATGGCAGTACCCACAACCATGGAGTTGGGGCGAATACCGATCTGGTAGGACACGCTACGCTTCAGGGTCAGCACAGCTTCGATGGGGTTGGAAGCGGGATCTCCCCAAGGAGCGGCGCCAGCGGCAGCACCATAAGCGGATTGGAACTGAGTGAAGGTCTCGAAACCAAGACCTGTCTGAGAGCCAGGCACGCCATTGTAAGGCTCGTAAGGGTTGAAGGCACCGGTAACGGTAACCACTTCAGCCACGGTCTTCTCGTAGGCGTTCATCAGGCGGGACATTGCGTTGCGAGTCTCGATCGCACGCAGGTCAACCTGAGCAGGACCTTCGCCAGCGTTCTCAATGACTTCTTCCGGCAGTTCCCAAGCCACCACTTCCTGTTCCAGGGCGTAGGGCTCGCTGTCGTAACGAGTCTGCACGTACGGAATGTTGGTTCCGTATGCACGACGGAAGTCGTTGATGGCGAACTGTTCCTTGCCGAAGCGCAGGATACGGCCAGCACGAGTTGGGGTATCCACCACAGGCGCGATAAAGTTCGCGATATTGGTGGAGGGGAGCATGAAACCTTGGGCGAGCGTAGTCAGAATAGGATCTACGCCCGCATAGGTTTGGGCTAGGTTCATCATGGGAGGGAGTACTCCTGGAGATTATGAAGATGATTTCAACGGGTTGCAACCGCTTGGACTTACACCCATGAGGAGATGCCAAGCGATTAGCAACCAGATTACTCAGCTAAAGGAAACGGTCACCATACGACGACCACCGATGTCGATGATGTCACGGATGGTAGGAACGGTGCCGTCGGCTTGAACAGCTGTACCGGAAGCCGAAGCCTGACCGATAGCGTTCACCAGCAGAGGGCTGTTGTAAGTGATAGGAGCAGAAGCAGGATCCACTTCCACGAGCAGCAGACCGGAAGTAGCCACGGTAGCCAGACGAGGGGAAGCGGGAGCGTCGGCGAACAGGGGGATGAAAGCCTGGTTCACACCGAGGATAGAAGTAGGAGTGGCACCGGGAAGGGTGCAAGTACCCACAGCTGTTCCTGCGCTCACGCAGCGAAATTCGCCGATGGCAACGCTGGGGTCAGCGGTGAAGGTTTCCGCAAACCTGATATATTGTTTCCCGTAGGCCGGGGCAGCATTAGTCGAAGTAAACATGTCTCAAATTCAATTGGACTTTAATGGTGAACAAAAGTTCACCGGTTGACTGTCTTTTACCCTATCGGTATTCTATTCGACACCGACAGCGGTCATAACAGCGACAACCTCTTCCAGGCATCGGCAGTTCACCGATGGGTTGCCAACCCATATTGTCGTAATTGCGACAGTCTGGGCACGTTCTTTTGTCCTCTACAGCGAGACGCCGCATCAAGCGGTAGCCCTTCTGTTGACTGTCCATAAAGACGCCAAGTTCGAAGAAACTGTAGGCGGGATTGGCCACGTAGCGAAGCACACGGCCGAAGAGAGAGGGCCAAGTGCGTCCCGGAGCTCGTCTCTGCGTGGTTTCGATCGCGGCTCTCTCAGTTCCGGGAATTCCCTCCCATTCGGGCTCGAGATCCACTTCGTCCGCCCAAACTGATTCGTCTGAGAAGTCGAGAGAATCGTCACCGTAGCGGAGAACTCCGTCATCGATGTAGTCCTTCGTCTCCTTAAGGAAGACGTTCAACGGAGTGAGCTGACTGACGACCTCTGGCCAGGCGCGTTCCATTTTCTGTTTGGGTTGCGATTCGCCCGCGCCCAGGTAGACGGCCGCGAGAGCGGATGTGAGGGTCTTGTCGATGAGGGCACGTTCGTACTCCTCAAACTTCATCTCCCGGTCGCGAAGACCTTTGACAATGACACGACCCTCAGCCTCCATTCTCTTCTCCAACTGCTCGAGGTCTGGGAATTGCTTCGCCAGACGCTCGGCATGTTGGAAGTAGGTGTCTCTCTGACGGGTGGCTAGGCCAACCATTGAGAGAAGATCCATCTCAGGAGTACATCGCCTTCTTCAGGGCCTCGACGTAGTCGAGCTCTCCGCCAGACTTCTCGACCATCGCGAGAGCCTTTTGGTGAGGGTCCAGGTCAGCCTCCTCCACAAACTTCATGGAACCACCAGCGTACTCGCTGAAGTCCACAAGGTTGGGGAGATTGTTGAGGATGTTGAACAGCAGGCCAGTGGCAGTTTCACCTTCGGAGAACTCAAGGACACCAAACTCCAGACCTTCTGCGAACTCGATGAGTTTGCGCTCGGGGATGATGGAGTCCACCATTTTGCCTTGCTCGTAGAGACCTTCCACAAAGCTGTGGATCTGCTCACGACGGTGAGCGATCTGAGCTTCACGGTACTCCTGCTTGATGCGGGCGTTTTCGGCTTTCAGAGCTTGCAGTTCAGCGTAGAATTCGCTGAACTCCATGTCCTTTTTATCGGAGTCTTTCTCTTTATAGGCACGGGTCATTTTCTTTTGGCCCATGTCACAGAACTCCTCGTCCATATCCTCGTCCTCGTCCTCGGCATATGTGCTGCCGAAGCCAGTGCGGGAATAAGGATTGTCCTCGTCCTCATGTTCTTCGAACTCGGGATTGTCGCCGCCAGGACCGACACCGGAGGGACCGGTCTCCTCGCCAACTCCACCCTCGTATTGACCCGAGAGCATGGACTTCTTGCCACGACCTTCGGCGTGCTTGGTCTCCATCTCTTCGAGCTCTTCTGTCTCGTGAGCCTTGCCGTAATCACCCTCCTTACGCTGACGCTTGGCCTCGAAACCGCGATCAGCGGCGGCCTTACGCTCACGTGTGGACTCCTTGTGCTCCTCAGCGAAGTGACCCTGCTCCTTCACTTGCTCAGCGCGCTTGCGCAGAGCCGGAGGCAGTTTGCTCATGTCGCCATACTCCATCTCGGAGTGGTCGTCATGCATTTCGTCCTTCTTGCCTTTCTTCAGGAAGGCGGGCATCTCCTTGTGATCAGCGCCACCAGTCACACCAGAGGGACCGGTGATTTCTGCGGGCTCATCATCCTCATCGGAGTCGAATGCGCCAGGAGTGAGAGCTTTCTTGGTGGACTTAGGCTCGCCTCGGTAGGATTCAGCGTACACGCCGCCGGTCTTGAGAGTCATCTCGTCGGGACCACCCTCGTACTCACCGGAGAGGATCGCGTTCTTGCTGCGTCCCTCAGCGTACACACCCTTCTTACCGGTCACCTCAGCAGGTTGAGGCTCGCCGTAGTCGGCCATCACGGAACCCGGGATGCCGCCGCCATGCGACTTGGGCATCTTCTCACCGCCCTTGATGTACATCACACGGGCTTCTTTGGCTCCCTTGACATTCTTCACCTTGGTGGCGAAGATTTCGTCATCAGGCATCTCCTCGGTCTCAGTGGGGACCTTGGTCTCGCTATCCACACGACCGGCAGGATTTCCACCGGAGGCGCTCTCAGCATCGTTGACGCCGTAATCCACGTCGTCGTCGTACTGATTGTTGTTGTACATTTGGTCGCGACTCATTTCGTCGTACCTTCCTTCATCGTCAGGGTCAACATAACGACCGGTCTTACGGCGGTCTTCTTCGATTCCATTGTTCTTGGCAGGGGGACGACCAGCGTCATGCTGCTCTTTGCCAGTGGAGATCTTGTCGCGACCGAAAGTCGCTTTCTCCGGAGTTGTCTTTCCGGTCTTGTAACGGTCGGCCTGCTGCTCACCGCTTTTGGCAGTCTCGTAGCGGTCGTCACCGTTGTAGCCGGGATTCCCGACTTCTTTGTAGTCTACCTTGCCCGGCTCCATGCGGGGATTTCGCATTTTCGGGTTGTTGGCACTACGCTCCTCGTGATCAGTGTGCATCTCGTCCTCGTCTTCACGATAGACGTTCTCCACCACCTGAGACACTTGGCCGTGCTTAGTGCTTTTCTTTTTACGGCTGATGCCTGCTTCTTCCATGTAAATAAAATCCTCTACGGGGAACTGGTCTTCAAGATCCGCGACAGACCGAGCGTTGTCCCCACGACGTGGGCGTTCGGCGAAGTTGGCGGGATTCGAGGGGTTTTCGATTTCAGAGGCGTTTTCCTCTGCCTCAGCAATCTCCGCGGACGTGTCCTCCTCTGCCTGCTCTTCCGGAGTTCCCACAGCGTCCGCGACCGCGGCGCTCATCTCACTCCGTGCGAGGTCGAGTTTTTCCTTGAGCATCTCAAGGGGACTCAAGTCTCGAATCAGAGTGGGACCGAGATCCTTATCAAACACAGACATCGGGTCAAGTTTCACGGCGAAGTCGTAGACTCCGACGCGACTGTCCCACTCGGCGAAGTTGAAGGGCTCAAGGCCCTTCACTGCCGGTGGAGCGGCACCTAGCAACGCCAGATGGCGAGCTGTCCATTGACCGGGATGTGGATTGATCTGGGAATCGGGAGAGTAGAAGGAGATAGAACACTTGCGGTAGTGTCCGTCCTTAACCAGATCCTTAGCGACGTCAGTGAAAGCGACATTGGCGTATAGGTTATCGCCTACACGCTCAAAACCTTTGATCCATCCGTAGGATGGCAGGCTGTCGGAGTCTCCCTGATGTCCGAGCACCAACGGTGCTTCGTGGATCATTGGGTCGTATGATTTCACGACCTCGTCAAGGTCTTTTGTGCTGAAGCTTCGGGCCACACCCTGTGCGGAGGTCTGATCCCCCGCTTTGAAAACGTGAATACGTTTCTGGAACATGGCTCTAACTTAACAACGACGGTCTTATTGGGGGTGAAGAACTTTGACTCCCCGTGTGGTTTCCGTCGAAAAGATCTGATGGGTTTTACCCGAAAATATCACTGTAGAGCTTGTCGCTTTCATCATCGGATTCAGACACTGCCTCATCCTCGGTGATCTCCTCGTCACCAAAGGGTTTTTCACCACCTTCTGAACCGAAGATTTTGTCGTAGAGATCACCGTCAGCTTCGGGATCGTACTCTTCAGGGGCACCCTCAACCTCGGACTGCGGAGCGGCCGCTTGGAAGTCTTCCTCATCTGCCAAGTCCACTTTGAAGTGATTGGAGAGCCACTCTTTCTTGGGTTTGTATCCCGACTGGATGAGCAGCGAGACGTCAGCCATGGTAAGCTGTGACTCCTCGAGACGGAACTGTCGGCTAATAGAGGGTGCCTCAACGTTCACGCCGAAGTTGAGATCGACGATCCAACGAATCAGGGTATCGCTCAGAGTCTGGGAGATGAGCTGGGAGAGCTCTGATGCTCGGATCACGCGAACCATATTCGCTACCTGAGACGACGCACGAGATCCCGCTTCGGCGGTACCCGCCTCATCCTCACCACAGATAAGAAGGGATATCTCCTTGTCGATGTACTCGATTAGATTCATGAAAATGTCCGCTGAACCAGACGGATTCAGGAACTCCAACTCATAACCCTCGGGGAGGATCATCGCCGTCTCTTGAGACAGGTTGGAGAGGTGATCGTACAGAGTGTCAATCTCGATGTTAGAGGCCGAGAGAGGTGCCTTGGCGATGGCGGTCGGCGTTGCATAACGGTCGCCGTACAGAACGTAAGACTCGATAGCACGACGACGGAACTTAACAATCGGGTAGAGGATACGACCCAATCCCGTTCCATACGGATCTCCTGTGTGCGAGAGCCAGTAACGCTGGATGATGAATTTCCGCGCTGGCAGTTCAATACCTTCAAACATCCGGTTGAAGGTCAGCACACGCATGGTGAATCCCGTGTCTGCATTCTCCGATTCTTGGAAAACGAAACGACGTTGGTCGCGAATACGAACGTCGAATGGGATGATCCCCTGCTTCGTCTTCTTCCACATCACCTCTCCGACAGAGAATCCGCAAACGAGAGCCTCACCAAGACCCTTGTAGAGGTCATCTACATCAAGGGAGGAGAGTGCCTCCTCAACATAATCCTTCACGGCGAGATCCCCTGGCTTCTCCGAAGCTGGGGTCAGTAGCCAATCTCGTGATGTAACCTCCTGCATTAACTTCATAAACGAGGCCTGCACTGAGGAATCCCAGAGCAGTCGCTTGTAGATGATGAGCGCACGGTTACCACCCTTCTGGATGATAAGGTCGTCGTCCGGTCGAACGATCGTGTTCCCCTGTCCCGTAAAGGGAGAGGAGGAACCGAACATGTAGATGCTCGATAGATTGTATGGGTCTGTCGTATATTTTGCGACTTCACCCGTGGGCACAGGTGGGATTTGAAAACGCTTCGCCATCAGATGCTTAGGGTGAATGAGAGTGGGGGTTGAAGTACTCCGCTAACGTAATATGTGATGATTATTCTGTACAGGCCACTGTCAGCAGTGGTCCAGTCACCATTGACCGTGACCGCCTCAACCTCAGTCACGTCTCTTTCGATAGAGGCTTGGAATTGTGAGTTGATGAGTGCCGGTTTCAACACTTCGAAGATGAAATCCTCAGTGCCATAGTCAGCACGCATCACACGTTCATACCATCTAGTCTCCACAACCGACAGCACATGTTGACGAACCAGATCGAAATCGTCTGATGTCGCCAGCCCGCCGTTAGCTATCGTGAGGGGATACGTCAGTCCACGAATTTTTGGCTGAAGGGGATTAACGCTCATTTGCGATACCGTTTCGCCATCTCAAAATTGATCTTCATCATACGAGAACGCTTTTCATCGTTCCCCATTTTAGTATTTGCCACCCGCTGTAATTCTTCTCTTAGGAGATTCAGTGGAAGTGTTGAATATAGCATGGGCTCGAATAGTTCAAACCCGGTTTGAGGTTGAGTCTCAGGTTCCCTTTCATCGGACTCTTCAAGGATGCGGGCGCAGAGGGCGCCGAGTGAGACGCCCTCCTTTGCCGCACGTTGTTTGAGCTTCGAGTGAAGGGAATCCTCGACGTTGAATAGAATTCGTTTCGCCATGGATTCCCTCATGATCAGATAGCGTTGTCTTGGCCGACGCCCAGTGCGTCGAGTTCGTTCTGCATGTTGCCGATGGCCACGCGGATGAGATCCACTTCGATACGCTCGAGAGTGGGAACTGGCACCACGAACACCTTGGCATGAACGATACCGTTCTCCAGCGCAGCTGAAGTCTGGATACGCTCATCGCAGATCACTTGGAAAGCCTCGCCAGGACGCTTACCGAACAGCGCTCCGCGAACATAGAGTTCGTTGAGGATGCTGTTACCGATGCTGATGATCTTGTTGTAAACGAGGCCGAAACCGTCGATCACGTTGAAGATCTGGCTGTCGAAGGCAC